AAAGTAGATTTGTCGGCCGGCCGGTGTGAGTAGCTGTTTACTGATGGCTTGCTCCCAGGCCACAAGGTGGCGTCTCAGCGTCATGGTGACAAACTGCCGGGCCATTTCCACGCTGTTGGAGTAGTTGCCGTGGGTCAGATCACCGATAACGGTCGGTGGGCATCTAAACAATCTGGCCACCTCGGTCACGCTGAAGGCTCGGGCGGCGATCCACTCGGCATCTTCAAGCGTCATTGATATGGGTTGAAACTCGGTGCCACCTTCCAGAATGGCGGTGCGTCCTGCATTGGTGCCGCCACCGTGTTGACTGCCCCATGACTGGGATAGTGTTTTTTTCTGCTCGGGACTGAGCTTGCCGGGTATCTTCAATATGCCGCCCAATCGAGTGGCGTTCTTGAAGGTGTTGACGCCGTGGTCACGCTCACTAATGGCCAGTTCGATCACGCCTTTGGCGGCGGCGATTGGACTAATTCCGAGTACACCATCATCACCCAGGCGGTGTCGAAGGTGTAGCACCTCAGTGGACAGTAGGCGTTCTACCTTGCCGTCATGGTTGATGTACTCATAGCCCAGTTTTTCCCCGACACGCAGCACTTGAACCCGGTCAGGTGACAAGGGCAGCAGTTCGGACACTTGGCCGTCATTGCGTCGAATGATTTTGGCGTAAGCGTTGCCGCGTAACAGTACGCTGGCCTGCATCCATTCCCGAAACTCAAGGGCGGTCTGTTGCTCGTTGGCTTGGTCGTGCAGGACGCTATACAAGGGGTGGTCAGTGGCTCGGGTGCGATCCTCACCATCCCGTTTGAACAGGATCAAGGGCAAGCTGGCCACCGTCTCACTGATGGCACTGACGCACGCATAAACGGCCGATACGCCTTGGGCGGTCTGAGCGTTAACCGGGCCTGTTTGCAAGGCTTGGAAGTTGCTCCAGTAGTTGTCGCCGTTGGCTCTTTTCTCCAGGCCAATGGCGCTCAAGGCGCGAGTGATTAAAGACGGCATGTTTGGATCCATTTGTTGGGTAGGTCAAGATCCACGAAGCACTGGCCATACTCCCAAAATGATTGTGTCGGCATCGAGCGAAGGGCCACCGATGTATCGGTGTAGGCCGGGTCTGCCGTGAGCGTTATCTCTGCCAGATCCACTTGCAGCAATTCACGCAACATCAGTTTGTCACCCTGCTCCCAGCGTTCTCCACCAGGTGCGACTCGAAAGCCGAAACTACAGCCCGACACGTCGCCCCGTTCGATCAGGATGGCTAGGTCTTTGCCGTGGGTGGTTTCGGGCAATGTCAGGGTGAACGCTAACCCTTTGCTGTCTTCCAGCAATTGGAGCGTGCCTGATTTGGTGGTGCCTAACAGTGCGTCTCCCTGATGGTGGTACAGGGCGCGAATGTTGGAGTTCGTCGCCAGCGATTTGGCGAAAGCACCAGGGCGGATCACTTCCGAGAAGTCGCCCAGGTTGGCTTGGCTGTTGAATACGGCCGCATAGCCCGACAAGGTTTTGCCCTTGCCGGTGAACGTACCTGTTGCGCGAATTTCCAACATTCGCAACCTTTAGATAGCGATGTCTTCAGCGAAGACGAAGGCGGTCGGCTGGCGTACCGCTATGTCTACCGTGGACATTGCTCTTACAAGGACGTTGCCCTTGCTGTATGCCGTCTCAGCGAAGGGGTTGACCAGAATGTCTACTTCTGACCAGATCCCCAGCATGACCTGGCTCCAGTCGCCTGCGATCAGCTTGCCGGTGTTGGGTGCGCCTGCTTTTTCTGCCACTTGGTTGGAGAAGTAAACCGGCAAATCTGCCATGCGTCCACCTTCCATCAGGTAGCCCGCGATCCCTGCGGCCTTCAAGGTGCCAGCGAGTTTCGCCTTAACTTTCATGCTGGCCACGATGTTGGCCGCGTTGCCGTTGACCAGATCGAGTTTTTGCAGCATCGCCAGCACGTTGGCCCAGGTCAGGGTGGCAAGGTTGGCCGTTTGCACGCCTGCGGTAGCAAGTACACCTGTTGGCTCGTTGGCTCCACCTCCGAGAATCAAGGCGCTGTCAATCGCTTGGGCCAGCATGTAGGACAGGTCGTTGCGAACCAGTTGCTCAACGTCAGGGCTTGATTGCTGCAATAGCTGGCGTGACATTTCGGTCATGCCGCCCGCATGTTTCGGCGCAAGGGTCACGCTGTCGAAGGTCATGTCCGAAGCGGTCAAGGCGGCGTTTTCTGCCACCCAGCCCGACGTGGTGCCGGTGCCGAATTTTGGAATGCTCAGATTGCCGGTTAAACCAGACAGGACTCGCACGCCCAGCTTACGGGCCAGCAAGCTATTCCGCATGGGTTCGATGTATTGGTCCGGCCGGTGGATGGTGGGGACAATCTCGGGCGCGTTGCCGGTGGTTGTAACCCGTTGCTCGAGTGCCGCCATTGGGATGAAGACGCCTTGTGCCTTGCGGCCGGTGCGTCGTTCGGTTTCCTGTTGGTACTCAGCAGCAGCACCAGTTAAGGCTCGGCCGTCCATTTGCGCACGGATCACTTCCACCACGTTGACGGAGCGTTCCAGGCCTGCGGCGTGTTTGTCGCCAACTGGATGACCCAGGGCGCGTCGTTCGGCTTCTTCCACGAAGCTGGCGCGTGATTCCTGGCCTTCCAGGTCTTGCACATCCGTCTTGAGTTTGTCGAAGGTTGCTTGCTCGGCCGGGTTAAGGCTGCGCTTTTCGGTTTCGGCGGCGCTCAAGAGTTGGCGCATGGATTGCACTTTACCAGTGCGAGCTTCACGGATTGCGGCGATGGTCATATATTTAAAACCTTATAAAGATGTTTGGTGTTATGCACATTTTAATATTTACGTCTTAAAATGTCAATTACTGACCAAAAGGTCAGTAAATAATTGACGTTAAAAAACCCACTCAGCGGTGGGTTAGATGGCGTTTTCGTTGTACGCGGTCCAGAGTGATGCCCCGGTTCCACATCGCAAGCCGTACCGTGTGCCGCGTCCTGCGGCTTGGCAAGTGGGGCAGTTGACGTGGTGCCGGTGATAGGCATCCGACAACTCACGCCATGCGGCTGGATCTTCGGGCGGCTCAGTGGTGTACTGACCGTCGAAGGTGGCTAATCCGGCTAATTGGCTAATCGGGAATGAAAAGTCCGGCTCGTTGGCTGGCAGATTAGCCACATTAGCCACGTTAGCCATTAGCCACACGTCTTTGGCACTTTCTCGGATAGCATCCATATTGAGCTTAAACATCACGCACCTCCCATTGGTTTTCCAATTCCTTGATGTATCCGCGCTGCACCAACTCAGCCAAAAGAACCGCAATGCCTTGCGCCTTGAGTCCTCTAATTTGGCGGGTCACGCTCTGCAAAACATCTTTTTTTGTCACAAGCGGCCCATGCGCCTGCATCCAAACCAGCAGAGCACGAAGGTGGTTTCCCTGGCGCTCCTGCCGACCTACGCCAGTTAAACGAATGTGCTCTGTCAGATAAAAGCCGGTCGCTTGAATGGCCCCATCCATTGCCGCGCCGGTCACGGTGGTGGCGTCTGGGTTTTCGATCATGGTGATGATTCCAGCGATGCGGGCGGCGTGCTCTGCGGCCTTGGATGCAAATGGCCTCGCTGCATCCAACTCCTTGCCGTTGGCCTGTTGCATCTCAATCGCGTTGTAGAAGGCAATCCACAATGCTTTGGCCTCCTCATTGAGATACAAGTCTCTTGGCTTTAGCTCGTAACCGTCACCGTCTGGCCAAAGTGGTGGGGGTGTTTTAAGCAGCTTTTTGATTGCGGCGCTATAGGTCAGAACCGCACTGCTTTGGTTCGGGTCAACGTCACGGTAGGGGCGATGGCCTGCCAGCGTTTCAGGTTGCGCGATCAAACACCTGGCCAATAGTCCCTGGCCTTGCGCCAATGGGTCAGCGAGTAGCTGCCGAAGCAAAACCGGCTGCACAAGAACATGCATGGCAATGCGCCGATTCAGTAAAACGGTTAGTCCGTCGCCACCACGTAGCGAGTCGATAGACTCTCCGCTCCATCCCTTCAGGTAAAACGCCAGCCCGGACGAGCGCTTATCGTCGCGCAAGGAATGACCGCCCAGCATTTCGCCACCTTCAGCAGTGAAGACTCCGACGTGGGATTGATACTTGAGTAGGCGACTCAATCCCTCAATGGTGGCATTGGCCGAAGTCAGACAGGTTGGTGTGGGCTTGGGTGGCTCGGCATCCTTCTTGTTACGTGAAGCCATATCCGCCTCGTAATTTTCCATTTCCCTTGAAAACTTGCGGGCCTGTTGCTTGCGAACTTCCTCCACCTCTTTACAGGCCACCGCGTCAACGGCGCTTTTTCGGTCGCCTGACCCTGCACCAGTCAACACAAATACACTGAGCGGGGACCGTTGACCGTGGGGTAGCATCACATTGGCCAGCGGTTGAACCGCAAGCGAAGCAGCACCTAAGACACTGCCAGCCGCGAGACTGTCGGGCGCCTGCACATCTGCGGCGATGGCGCGGGCGGCGTTGCCCAGGATCGGCCCCAATGCGTGAAAAGGGAAAGCGTCTGCGCTTGCGTCCACCTCGGCAGGTATCGGATCGAGCTTTGGCCACGCGGCCGGTTTTGGAATGCGCTCGGACTGCGCCAGTACGTCTTGCATCAGAATTGTTTCAGCGTTCATATCGTCACCTCTTGGAGTACATCGTTCAGGTCGTTGTGCGTCTGGCGCGATACCAGCACGTCTTTATCCGCAGCGGCCCAGCGGTGGGCGCATGTCGCGGCGGCGGCGATTCCTGCCGGGTCTTGGTCTTGGGCGATCACAAGCGTTTGAATGCCACGCAGCACTGGGA